CAAAGAAGAAGAGATTTAAACTTTCCATAGTACAGATCGGAAGAGGAAATGGAAAAAGCACGATGATGAGTGGTTTGCTCCTATATGATCTCACCACAGGAATGGGAAAACGAGGACACATCATTGCTAACAATCTGGAGCAAGCGAGCATCATCTTTGATACCTGTAAGACAATGATCATTCGTCTTCCAAAGGATAAACACGACATTACTATTAGGCATATGTCCATCGACCGTGACGATGCCGACTCCCTTATCACACCGCTTCCTGCTTTAGAGCGATCCTTGGATGGATTAAATCCCAGTATGTGGATTGCGGATGAAGCAAGTGAATTCAAAGGGAGGTTCCTTACAAAGTTGACAACCACTGGTGCAAAGAGAACCGAATCCACTGGTGTCATCATTTCAACCCCAGGATCAAATCCAGAGAATATCTACATGGAATTGATCAAAACCTGTGAAGGTATTCTATCAGGGGAGATTGCCAACGACGATACCATCTTTGCAATGCTATACGGGTTGGATAATGCAGATCAACTTGATGATGAGCGACAGTGGATAAAGGCAAATCCAGGGATGTCACGGGGGCAACCTGATATTGCTTCGCTTCGAAGAGCATGGAAAACCATGTCCCAATCCCCTATGGGAAGAGCGGAATTCTCAAGATTCCACGGTTCTCGCTTTGACGAGAATAGTGGGGGGTGGTTGGACATGTCCATTTGGGACGAGATGAAGAACGAGAAGTTCGACATGGAAAGTCTTAAGGGTAAACCCTGTTGGGGTGGATTGGATCTCTCCAAATCAGGAGACATGACTGCGTTTGTGCTTATATTCCCACTAGAAGGTAATAAGATACTTGTCAAGGGAAGGTATTGGTTTCCTAGAGAAGGACTTCCACAGCGTGAGTTGGATTACCGTATTCCCGTTAGAACATGGGAAAAGCAGGGTAAACTAGAGACAACTCCAGGTAGGGAGATCTCTTATGATGCGATTAAGAAGGCAATTCAGGAAGCATGTAGGGATTATGATGTACGGCAGATAGCATTTGACTCATGGGGAAGTCAGTATCTTGCTGAACAGTTGGTTGGAGAAGGTGTGCCATTGGTGAAATATAGAATGGCGATTTCTGTCTTCGGTCCAGGTTGTGCGCTCTTCCAAAACCTATGGGCAGGAAAGCAATTTATGATTCCAGATGATCCAATTCTTCGCAGAGCATGTGCAGAAGCACACGCAAAGGTTGATATCAATGGAAATGTAAGACCGATTAAGAGTAGAGAATATTGTATAATTGATCCTCTCGTTGCCACAATAATGGCAACACACGCATGGGGAGGGAAAACCCAGAGCATTTATGAACTAGAAGCGGAGCAAATCCTTGGCAATAATTGACAAAATAAACAACAGTATCAGGGGATGGTTCGGATGGAATACGGTTCCATCTGTATATTTTCCATCCAGTTACACTGCAACTCCGTTTGCAACACCGACAAATGTTCTTGGATATACTCCTGTATACAGAGCAGCAACATTGATCAGCAATGATGTAGGAAGAACCCCTGCTTCATTTGAAAACCCTGATCTTGAGCGAATTTGGAGTAGACCGAATAGATTTCAGAGTGGATATGACTTTAGACGCAGCATGACGCAGCAAGCAGTGCTTTACGGCAATTCTTTTGCATTGATCAACAGGCGAAAGAACGGAAGTATCTACGAATTGATGCCACTTTCAGTCGGAAGTGTATCTTTAGATGTAACTGGTCCCGATCCTGTGTATATCACACAGGAATACGGCAAGGTTCAACCAGAGAATATTCTTCATATCAAGGCAAGTTTGCTTGAAGGATTGTGGGCAAGTTCTCCTGTAAACCTATGTCAGACAAGTCTTTCCATTGCAATAGGACAGGAAAATGCTACCTTTGATATGGTGATGAATGCAGGTGGAGTGCCAAAACTGGTGCTTATCTCACCCAATCAACTTAATATTGCCGCTCGTCAGGCAATTCAAGCAGATTACATGAAGAACCACAGCGGTTCTGCAAATGCATCAAAACCTATTGTTATTAGTGAGAACATGAGAGTCGAGAAGATCTCCTCCATGTTTGAAACTGATGCATTTAGCAAGGCAAAATCACTATCCATTGCAGATGTCAGTAGAATATTCGGTGTTCCACCAAGTTACCTTGGGGAAAGTACAAATACCTATGGGACTATGGAATGGTTGAGTAGGATGTATTTGGATGGGTGTTTGAGTCACTGGTTTGAAAGTTGGAAAGCAGAATTTGAATTGAAGTTAGGTGAATCTCCAATTTTTGATACAGATATGATCATTCGTCCATCACTTGCGGAAACATTCTCTGCTCTCCGTGTAGGAGTTGAAGCGGGAATAATCAGTAGAAACGAAGCAAGAGCGATATTGGATTACGACGACGAAGAAGGATTGGACGAATTCATAATCGCCAAAAACATGGGAACGGGTGGGGGAACCACCAATATGGGAATGGATACAAGTAATGGAACTGCGGAAGGAGATAATAATGGAAACACGCCAAGCACCTGATAAGTTCAAGACAGATGGAAACACATTGTCTGGATACGCAATTGTCTATAATGTAGACTCCGTATTGATTACAGAGCGTGGTAGAACCTTTATTGAGCAGATCGCAAGAGGTGCGTTTGATGAGAGCATAAAGAACGATGATATCAAGTTATACTTCAATCATCAATCTGGAATGCCACTTGCACGCACCGAAAATGGTTCATTAAGACTTAAATCAGACGAAAAGGGGGTGTATTTTGAAGCAGATTTGCCAAATACAACCCTTGGAAACGATGTAAAGGAACTGCTTAATCGTGGTACTTTAACTGGCGAAATGAGTTTTGGATTCATTCCAAGTGAAGAAAATTGGACAGGGAAAGAAAGAAAAACAGTGGAAAAGGGAAGATTATATGAAGTCAGTATCGTAGTTGATGCCGCATATGAGCAGACTTCTTCAAAACTTCGTGGCATCATGCAGGAAATTAACAATAAGCGGATAAATTTGATCCGCAGAAAGACAAATCTACTATGAGTAAAGAACTCTTTGAAAAGCGTAATAAACTAACATACGATCTCCGTCAAGCACTTGACAAATGGGAAGCAGATAACAAGAAATCAAGCAACGAGTTTGATGTTCGTGCCAACTCTCTTCTCAAGGAACAAGTCGAGCGTCTTGAGAAGGATCTCGACCAAGTTGAATCTGAACTCTCCCGTTCAGTTGCCAACGAGAAGCACGCCAAGCGTGAAGCAGAACTCGCTAAACCAGAGTTTGACACCCGTGGATCAATCAAGGGTAACGATTCTGATAGCGAATATGCCAAGCGTTTCGGTGAAGCACTCTTCAGCGGCAACCGTGTTGCTCTTGAGCGTGTAATGAGCGAGAGAACCAACATTACAACTGCTGCCACTAACTCCTCTCCAGCAATCCCAACTATCTGGCAAAACCGCATCGTTGAAAAGATCAATCAGTTCAATGTTATTCGTTCTCTTTGCCCAATCCGCAATGTTGTTGGCGATCAGAAGATTGTCCTCGGTGGAGCACTTCCAACTTCCTACAAGGTAACTGAAGCAGCAGCAATCACTGAAGATAGCACATTTGCTGTCAGCAATGTTGATGTGCTTGATCTTACTTATGCTTGCTACCTACCAATCACCAAGCAGTATCAAACTGATGCTGTCGGTGGTCTTGAGTATGTTGCTCGCAAAGCAGGTGAATCACTTGCCAACAAACTGGAAGATGAATACACCAACGGAGCAGGAACCTCTGGTAACATGCCTAGCATCTTCTCTGGTTTTACAACCACATACGATACTGGTGTTACAACCACATTTACTCTTGCCAACTGGGCGGCAAAGGCAAACAATGGTGCTTCTGACGACTTGATCGAACTTGCTCATACTGTCAAACCACAGTATCGCAGCGGTTGCGTCTACATGATGAACGATGCTACTGCCAAGACTGTTCGTAAACTCAAGGACACTACCAACGCTTACATCTGGAAGACTCCAGATCGCTACAGTGATGTTCGTGATGGTATGCCAAGCACCATCTACGGTTTCCCTGTTTACATCAATCAGGCAATCGCAAGTCCTGCTGCCAACGCAGACAAGTTCATGGCATTCTTCAATCCACAATATTACGAAATCTATGATCGTAACGGTGGCGTTGATGTAATGATTGATCCTTACGGTCTTTCAACTTCGCTGATGACCCGTGTTGTTGTCTCTCACCGCACTTACGGTGTAGTCACCAATCTGGACGCTGGCGCAGTAATGACCATCTGATTTTCTTCTCTCTTTTCTGGGGATTGGTGGGGAAACCCACCAGTCTCTTTTACCCGCCAATAGGAGTATAAATGACAGTAACTCTATCACAAATTAAAAAGTCGTTGAAAATTGAATACGATTACGATGACAATGAACTTCTTCGTCTTCGTGATGCCGTTGTGGATCTTATTGGCAAATATACTGGTATGACAATGTATGTGTCAAAGAAAACCCAGTATCTTCCATATTTCATGAGAACAAGACTCACTGGAGTTCCATTTCATGAGATAAATAGTGTGAAATACACCAATACATCTGGTACTGTAGTCACAATGTTGACAACAGATTATTTCATAGATAGAACATGTGAACCATCAATATACATCAACTTTCTTGAATATCCATCAATCAAGGAAGGAACATTCGTTGAGGTTGAGTATAAATGTGGGATGATTTTGTTTGATAAATCAGTTGAACAACTCACCATATCAATGATTGGTGCTTGGTATAATAATCCAGAAGCAGTTCAACCAATTGGATTGTCCACAGTTCCACTTTCCGCTCAATTTATAATGGATCAATGGAAAGTTCAAGGAGATCTTGAATGATTAGTGCTGGTTCAATGAAATGGAAGGCAAGAATCTTTCGGGAAACAGATTTTGATGATCTAGGAACCAGACAAAGATTTTATGTCGGAACCAGTAGATATTTCCGATGCTCACTACAGGAAGGTAGTAGCAGTGAAACAACCTATGGAAATGGAACTTATCTCGTTACTTCATATGAGGTAAGAACCAGATGGGATACCGTAAAGGACTATCTTCTCCCAACTGACAGACTTGAAGTAAAAGGCAAAATGCTCAAGATAGTTTCAATTACAAATGGTTCTGAAAAGGATCGTGTAATGATAATAGAATGTGAGGAGGTAGTATGAGCATTGAAAAAGCAGTAAGAGAAGCATTACAGGATGGAATTCCATCAGTTACAAACGATAACATCACATTTGGAATATCCGAACAAAGTGCTTCCTTTCCAAATATAACTTTTGAAATCACATCAAAAGAACCCAAGACAATTGGACAGAGAGATTCTGGACCGAGATCATCTCAAATGATCATGCTTGAAATTCTTTCATGTGATTTAAATGCTTCTGCTGTTGCAAATATCTACGAGCAAGTAGAGACAACACTTAAAGATAGCATTGGACAGACTTGGGATGGTGATAATGTATTTGAAGCAGTACATCGTATTGAATCAATAATTGAATCTCCATCCTACTCAAACGGGGACGAATCCGCACCCTATATCGCAAGAACAACAGCGGAACTTTGGTATAGAAAGATCATATCTTAAAGGAAAACAAATGCCTTATTCATCAGACTTGTCATATGTTGTGTGGAACTCAAATATCGTAGAAGCGGTAGGTTCCGTTTCATTTTCAATTGTCCGAGCACCCCTTGATGTCACTGAAATTGGTAAGAAGAATGCTTATTCAATTCCAGGAATTTCAACTGCTTCAGTATCCCTTGACATGTATTTTACAGATGGACAACACGGGGATGTTGTTGAAAATATATGGACAGCAGGATCAGCGGGTGCTTTAACTGTCTACTGGAATGGAACTGCTGGTGCTTTGGATTACATTTCTGGTAATGCAATATGCACCTCATTTGACATCGTATCTGGTGTCGGTGATATTGTCAGAGCAAGTGCTACATTCTTAATAACTGGACAGGTAGACTACAACACCACACTCACCGCAATCGGAATACTTGAAGCACCAGTTGAACCTTAATAGGAGTAATATATGAATTTGAGAGAAGCATTACTACTGAAAGATGCGGAGTTTCAGTTATCCAATGGAATTACTATCACATTGCGAAGACCGTCCGCATTGGATCTTGTGGAAGTAATTGAAGTTGCAAAGGAAAAACCCAATGAAGTTCCTTTCATTCTTGTACATAAACATCTATTGGAAAATGGTAAACCATTCTTCAATAATGCAGATGAAGTAAAGAATGCAGATGGAAAATTGGTGAATGAGATCTTTGCAAAGATTGAAGAACTATACGGTGAAGGGCGTTCCTAACTCCAGCGGCAAGAGTCGTGCTAAATGCCGCTATGACTATGATCAGCACGGATATTAGTCAAATATCTGTTGTGTATGTCAATCATATGCTTGATATACCAGACTGGAATAAAATAAGGAGTAAGATTGATGGCAGTAACGATAAAGAAGGCAGACTTGCGTGGATTAGAGAAAGACTTCAAAAAACTGCCATCAAAGATCAGAAAACCTTTCCGCAAGGTTCTCCGAAGTTGGGGGAAATCTGTAGTCCAAGAAATAAAGGGAAACATGAATTGGGATACCAAGAACATGAAAAGATCAGTGAAGCAACTGGTGATATCCCAAAAAAGAGGAACATTACTCCACAGCAAAATCGGAGTATTGGTAGGAAACAGGAACGCAAAGAAAGATGATCCTGCCAATATTAAGAACCCAGGTTGGAGAATGCATATGTACGATAGGGGATGGCGTCCATTCCCCAAAGGTAGAGAACATGGACGAAAGGGAAAAGGATGGAGAAAAGGACTTTATCGTATAACTGGAAATAGAATATATGAAACCAGATTTCTCTCCAAGGTTTATCCAAGGTGGAATGAATTGGATAATTTAATAGCAAACGCAGTACAAGAAGTAATAAGAGGACTACATGGCGAAAGGTGAACTTGCTCCAATTCGTATTCCAGTTGTCATTGATACATCTGGACTTAATTCCCAATTAAAAGGTGCTGAATCCAAAATAGCAAACTCTGGACTTGGACGGGGTGGAGGTGTTGGTGGAGCAGGAGGATTTGCTGGTGCTGCTGTCGGAAATGGAATTGGTGGTGGTGCTGGTATGGGAAGTTCCTTTGCTGCTGCCGCTGCTAGTAATGCTGTATTTGGACGGAATGTAGGATATCTTGGAACAGTATTAGAAAGACATGCTATGAGTATGTCTCGTATTTCTTTTCAAGGAACCAAGATAAAAGAAACTACTAAATCCGCTAAAGCAAAGACTCCTTCAGGATTTAGTATAGTTCCAGGAAATTTCTATAAACCTTTTACACCAATCATGACAGGATTGGGGGGATTTGGGTTTTTTAGTCCCCCAATGGAAACAACAAGAGAGTTTGTTCATTTTAGTTTAAGTTCCGAACAAGCACAGGGTTTTTCTGAAAGAATTAGTGGTGGTGGAGGTGGTGGAGGTGGTACTGCCAGAAGAGGAGCAAGAGGTAGAGGTGGACAAAGATTGCTTTCTGGTGCTATTGCAGATGAACTTTCTCCTTTATTCATGAGAAAAAACATTCCAGCACCACCAGATAGAGGAGCACAAGGATTTGGATTAAAGAGTATCGGAAGAATGATTGGTGGAAAATATGGTGGAGCAATTGCCGCAGGAGCAGCAGGATTTGGCGTAGGAATAGCAGTTGATGCAGCGGTCAATAAAATATCTGAAATAGGTAATTACATCAATAACTACAGCAAGAATATGTCCATGAATACACAGGCAATGGCAGCAGGATATCTTGGTGGATCATTACAATCAAATGCACTCGCTTTCCAAAAGCAATGGCAAACTGCAACTCCACAACCTGGGGGATACTGGCAAAGAATGATGGCACAGTGGCGTGGATGGGGAGTTGATATTGTAATGGACTATCTTGCCACTGGTTGGGATATAATGACTGCTCCAGAATCCTTGACACCTAGCGGATACCAATACGGTTCGCAGAGAATGCAGGAATTTAAAATCAGAAACTTCGGCAGTGAAGGTGAAAAGAAAGAGTTGATTAGAAAACAGAAGAGAGCAGCAAGAGCAGCAGAAAGGAATAGCGTATGACAACAGATCCAAATGGAGTAACTCCTCCTGTATTTCCTAGTATACCAGATCCAACTATACCTCCTGTACAACCTTCTACAGAATACAACGGAACCATGAGAACTGGTTCTTGGGGATGTTGGTGGGTTGTGTTCAAGAATATCACTACTAGACAAACTGATATTGGAAATATAAACGAAATTCAAGTTGATATGCAGATCACAAGAATGGATTGCGCTAGTGTGACTACTAATATCAATAATCAAGCAGCATGGGTTCAGCACGCAGAGGGAATACTACCTTACGGAAATGATCTGGCAAAATTGATTGAAGATGATGTCATTCCTGCAATTGGATCTCCATTCCATGAAATGTTGCAGGGTATGCCAAAGTGTGGAAAACTTTGGGAAACAGAAGCACGACTTCGTGATTATACAATCACCAGTGGACCGATTGGAACCGTTGCTGTATCTCTATCGTTCACAACCATGTATCAGTTGCCACCAATCCTATGTCCGTTCAGTGCCAACGATATTACACTTGATCTTCCAGTTTCCGTAGAAGGTTCTTCTTCATTCCGTCAAACCAATATTCTTCGTAGATTTGATTGGGCAAATGCTGCTGAAAGACCGCCAGCAACCTCCGATTGGACTGGAGTTGACATGGGTGGTGGTCCCGTAAATCCTTCTGGTGTTGGTGCAAACAACCCAGGAATTCCTGCTGATGTTCCTCAATTCAGATTTAGAATTCGTACAGTACAGGATACAACCACCACTGTTGAGGGTATTACAGATACAATGACTCAATTCCAAGGTATCATTGGAAAGAGAAATAGCACGGATTTCCTTGGATTTACTCAAGGACAGATTTGGTGCGATTCAGTTGCATTCCAACCACTGGAACATAATTTCTATGAAGTCGTCATTGATTTTGTCTATGATCATTATTACGAGCATTCACAGATTCCAAAATTCTCTCCAGATGGTGAGATAGATCTAAATGAAGATGGAGAAGCAGATACCGTCATTTGGGTTCGTCCACAAAGAGAAGAAATTGATTTCAATGAAATTTGGCAAGACAATCCACAGAAGTGGGAATTGATTCAAGAAGGTTGGTGGAAACTCTACAATGCCGATCCTGCAAATAGAGGAATGCTTGCTGATATCTGTGGTGACGGTGGAGGTGGTGGTGTCGGTCCACCAAATGGTGAAGGATGAATAATAATCAACTCCACATAAAAAGATCAAAGGATATTGAAAGATCCTTAACTTCTCCAAGATATGTTGGAAAGCAGGAACTTCTACTGGCAATAGTATTATCCTATGAAGCAATTGATGCAGGAAACGCAAGATATAAATACAAGATAACTCCTGCAATGGCAATTACTGATCCAATTAGTGCTTTATATGGACTTGCCGTTGAAAGACATGATGTTGGAAAAGATGTTCATATTGAATATGATGCTTTTTCGATATCAGAAATGGGAAATACTGGTACTTATGTCTCGTATGGAGTAAGTCTTGCAAATCTTCCCGCCAATGTAAATCCCGTTCCCATTCCAGAAGGAACTCCTGTTGTTGCTATGGCAAATAGAGGCAATGACGGAACATATCACTATATCATAATCAACACACAAGCATTGTCAGGAACATGCTAAAGGAAACAAAATGCCAGCAAACTACGATCTAGAAATCTTTCAAGGTGATACATACACATTAGTTTTTGAGATGGATGGTGCATATGATTATGCAAATGGATTGTGGGTACACGAATTCCAGATGAAGGAGAATTTTGATGATGTCAATATCGTAATTTCAAAATCAACTGGAAATGGAATCACTACAGCATATGATCCAGGAAATCAAGTCACCACAGTTCAAATGACTTTATCTCCAACTGTTACCGCTGCTTTGGATGCCACAAAAATATACAGATATGACTATCAGATAAAGACTTTAAGTCCCTATAGCGTAACTACACTTTTGAATGGCGAAGTAAGAATAACACCAGAAATCGTACAATTGCAGAATTAATATGTCAGAAATAAATCTACGAATATTTCCAGTTACTCCAATATCAATCAGGATAATAGAACCTGGTGATCAGTTGTTCTATGTAAGGAGATTGGGACTTCCCGATACTCCAATCTCACTTACCGTATATCCACAAGCAACATTCAATGGTGATGTCTATACGACAAATGTGAGTGCAACTGGAACACTGAATGAAATTGAAATAACTGCCGATGCGTATAACAATCTTACGATTGGATTACCAGATAATGTCGTTATTGCAAATGATCTTGATGTAGGTGGTGTAGTATCTGCACCAACATTTGATGGTGAACTTCTAGGAACTGTTTCTGTACAAGTCAAGAATACCAGTGGACAAACCATCAATAAGGGAATGCCAGTCTATCCCACTGGTACAGTAGGTTCTACTCATGTCGTGGAAATTGCCGCAGCACCAGCAACTGCAAATGCAGAAGCAATTGGATTAGCAGGTGAAGACATGATCAACAATGCATTTGGACATGTTGTTCAACAAGGGGTGCTTGAGGATGTTGATACAAATGTTACAAATTGGAGTGTAGGTACAAAACTTTATCTTGCGGCAAGTCTAGCAACTCCAAGTACAACCACAAAGAATTATCTAACAAGCACATATCCACCAAAGGGAACCAACACCCAGCATATTGGAACTGTAATTCGCAAGAATGCAAACAACGGTAGTATCTTTGTTCATGCTGCTGGACAGGAAATGATTGCCAACAACATGCGGTTGGGTGATCTTGTCAATGTCAATGAAGCGCAAGGGGGACCACAAGTTTATACCTTGTTGCTTGCAAGAACTGCTGGAAGCACTACTTGGAGTGAAATATCAGGAGAAGTATACGCATCAGCAAGTCATAATCACAATTTGATAAACGACACTTACATACCACCAGCACAATCAACTGCTTGGAATGGTAAGGTTCCTGTTTGGGATGGTGTAAATGATCAGTGGGTAAATGGAACACCTCCATTTGGTGCTAGTCTTGGTTCTGGTGCAATTCCTCTTTGGAATGGAACAGCATGGCAAAGTGTATATGCTCCAACGACATATACATTCACATTGTCAAATTCAGTTCCGCTTTATCTTGGATCTAATAATTGGAAACAAACGGAACTTGATGGACCGACTTCTAGAGCATTTGTTGAAAGTGAATGTTTCACTGCACAAGATCTAACATTCTATACATCAGGTGGTGGTTCAAATTCAGTATCAACAGTATCTGCACAGGATGGACACCCAGGAATTCTATACAGCAGCACGGCAGGAAGTGCCACTGGTGTGGCAGGAATAGGAATGGTGACTACCAACCAAGGTGTCGTTCTAGGAACACATAAACATGTGTTTGATTCTGTTATTCTACTTCCAGGACTTTCCACCAATAGTGAAAAATTTGAAGTTATGTTTGGTTGCGCTGATAGCAGAACAGCAACTCCAGCAAATGGAGTGACATTCACTTACACCAATACTCAAAATAGCGGTGCTTGGACTATGAATATATGGGACAATAACACCTTAACTTCATACAATAGTGGTGTAACTGTTGCTGCAAATACATGGTATCATTTGAGAATATCAGTTATTGTTGCTGGATCAAATCTACTTGTTGAAGGACTTATCAATGGAACTATATATTGTCAAGCGGTGGTTTCTGGACCAAAAACATCATCCAAACCAATGTCTCTTGTAAATCATATTCGCAAGACAACTGGTACTGCTGTTTCCGCACTTTGGACCGATTATGTTTCAGCAAGAACTGAATTTGCAACAGATAGGTGATCAATGGATATACAAATACTTGGAGTAGCAGTAGGATTATGTGCAACAATATTTGGAATAGGTTGGAAAATATCCACTTGTATGAACGATATTCGCAATAGTGTAACTCGAATAGAAGCATTATTGCAAGCAACTTCACAGCGTTTGGATAGAGTGGAAGCAGAAATAAAAGCAATTGATAATCGTTTACGGGAGCATGAAACAAATGAAAGATAAAAACACAACAATCGCAGGTATCGGAGCAATTCTAGTGGCAGTAGGAGCACTTTTAACGGCATGGTTCGACGGTGATCCAACCACATCCCCTGACTTTCCAACTGCCGTAGCAGCAGTTATAGCGGGTATAGGACTTATTTTAGCAAAAGATAGCAAGGAAAATGCTTGATAAAAGTATCTACGCTTTTGCCAAAGCACTCATCGAAGCAATCTTTGCAAGATTATCGCTCCGAAGCACGGCATCTGATGGTACAGCAAATCGCCCTCTGCTTCATCGTGCTGGCAGTCGCATTTCTAGTTGGATGCGTGGCATCAAGAACGGTATTCGTCCCAGAGGACAGTCCAATGAGAATGGGACCGAGAAATGATGTGGTAGTCTATACCTACGAGAATGGCGAATGGGTGTTATCGGAAAATAGAATAAGAGTTCCAGAGGGGTGGTATCTTGTACCTCCCAGTTTCGTAAAGGAAGAACAATGACATTTCCATTCTGGTGTTGCGGTCAATGGTGTAATCCCATAACATGTCCTGATTGGGTTGAATGTCTTCCCGAAGGACTTACATTAAATCTTACAATTACCAGAACTCAAAAGACAATTGATGATAGTACAAGAGTAATGTTTGAATTCACCCAGACATTGACTTTTACAAATGTCAAGATGATCATTGATCCAATTAATCTAAATCGCATGATCCCAATGGGTGGAACGGGTAATGGAACTTGGAACTATCATTTTGAAACCACCACCAAGTATTATCCAATTGCATCTAATTATGCACCAAATCTAGTTCCTCCATTCAATACTTGCCCTGATTGCAAGGAAGACATATTATGCGAAACAACAGTGAGAAATGGTTCAGATACATTTACTGGTTTTGAATTCTATATTGATTGCCATGATCCCTGCAACCAGTTTGAGTCTCCAATCTATTGGATAAATTCCAGATCCCGTCTTGTGATTGATTGGTTGTTCCACCACGACGAAAACCAGACAAATTATAATGAATGTGAGTATTTCTACGGTTCTGGAAATGGATATACTCCAGATAATACTGGTTTGTATACTCCAATCTATTTCAGGATGTGGGGGACAAATGGTTGTTTAAATCAAAAGACATTCAGTTGCAAGTCCTTCTTCACTCCATTTACAGATAATTTAATGCCATTGTTTAATGAAAATTCCATTTGCAGTGGTGAATATCCAGTTCCATATGTCTGCGATCTGACAAACGAAAATCCACCTTATCCTGCTACATTCAATTGCAATTCAAGTTGGGATGTGGCAACTTGTAATATAGAGAATTGCTTGGATACGCATCTTTGTTGGGATAACTATTTTGCAGGAACAATAATAAAGGAGTGTGATTGCTATGAACCAGGAACACTTGGTATCGGATTTAGACAAGCAACAGATGATGGATCGGTTCAAGTCTCAATCTCCATCCCCTAAAGATTTTCTAGAAAGACATAAAGAAGAACTAGAAAATGCTAAAATAAATGGACTTGGAGATGTTATTGCCAAAGTTGCAGAGAAAACTGGAATTGCTAAAATAGCAAATAAGATCGAAAAGTACACAGGAAAAGGTTGCGGGTGCAAGAAAAGACAGGAAACTTTAAATAAAATTGTACCCCTGTAAGCAAGATTTATTTGAAATATTTGAGAAAATTGATATTTTTTAGAGGAATTCAAAATATTCCAGTGTATACATAGTTAAGACTGCCGATAAAGCACTTGGTGACAACAAGTTCAAAAGAATAGTTCTATTGAGTTAGTGACTGCACTAGAATAAGACAGAAATCGACAGCAACAACATCAAAACCAATCCCCAAAGGTTCAGCAGAGGCGAAGAGCACGGCAAAGAGGGGCAGTGGGTAGTTTAAAATCAAGTCTACGGATTTAAACCACGGACTTGGGGGTATAGATACCTCATAGCAGAAGAAGGGATGATGTGTCCAAAAGACTCAAAGTCTGCAATTGCTGATGTGCGAGACATAGACTCGGAATCATAAAGCAATCTCCATACAGTTAGTTCTTTTATTTGAACTGACTGGTATGGGGATATTGCCTCAATGCTCAACAGATCTGGAATCATGTAAGTTTATATTCCCCAAGGATTTATACTAAATGGATACTATAGACGGTCTTGAAAGTCCCTATGACTACCAACCAGAAGATGAAAATGATGAAATTTGGATATGGGAACTTTATACATACTAATGATCCTGTAGCGAATGCGAGCGAGCGGAGGCGAAGACGCAGCGAGAGCGAGCATGAGCGAAAAGGACAAAACCTCTTTCTAGATGCCATTTTTTACCCTTGGACAACCCCCGTGATGTATGGGGGTTTTGTCTTGTATTTCACCAATGATCATGTATATGGATATAAGATGACAGAAAACCTAGAAACTGATAAACTTGGTAGAATATTGAAAAGACAAGAAGGAAGTCAAAATCTTCTTGTGTATAAATAAAATAACAGGAACTTAAGTTCCAGAAAGAGAGAGTAAAAAATGAGAGAGAATAAAGAAGAGTTCACCGTTTACAGCATTCAGTTCAATGGAGTAGTTGTTTATGTTGGTTCAACATCAAAAGGACTTCACAGATGGACATGTCATAAAACAAAAGCAAGAAATGCCAATCAGCATTCCCGTCCCATTCATGACTTCATGAGAGAGAACACATCCGATCTCAAGACATTTCCAGAGTTCAAGTGGGAAGTTTTATGTACCTGTGATGATCAGGATACAGCAGAAGAACTGGAATCATACTTTCAAAAGAAGTTTGATCTACCAGCATATACTAAATCCATTCGTCCCTTAAACCAACCACAGGATATTATTACTAGATGATTGAAACCCCATCCAACCCCTTTCAGTTTTGTTCAGAACCTGTTGCTGGGTTGGATTTAAGTCTTCGTAGTCCTGCCATCACCATCATCCTCCCAACCACTAAACCTTCATACATCGTTCCTCTCGAATCCTGCCATCACTATTATCTCACAGATAAGAAATCATTAATAGGAACAAGAGGAAACATGCACGGAGAACTCTTTGGTGCTTTTGGGAGTGATGGTGAGCGATACGAAACAATCAGTGAATGGGTAATCAAGGTTCTACAGCAGCACAAGGTAAAGCATGTAGGTATTGAAGGATATGCGTTCAGCAGAAACTGGAATTCACTTACAATGTTGGCAGAAAATATGGGACTTTTGAAATATTATCTCTACAAGAATTCAATCACATATGATCTCTATACACCATCTTCCATCAAGAAGTGTGCCAGTGGAAGTGGAGCAGCAGATAAGAGAATGATGGTTGCTGCATATGCAATAGACACAGGACATGATATTATGGGATCATTTGGCAAGAAACCAACTGATAAACCCATAAATCCTATTCATGATATTGCTGACTCATACTATCTTGCATGTTCAGCAAGAATAGGAAATGCTGTTCAGAATAGGAATTTTGCCATATCAAAACCATTAGCAAAGAGGAGAAGAAAATGAGTATATTGGATCTCAAGGTAAGAAAGGTGCTGGAAATTGCAGCAGAAGTTTATACAACATTCTGTGTCGTGATTACCAGTTCATTGATATTCGGATTGATCATGCATACTTTAACTACATGGATGTATAGCAAGTGATCCCAACATTTGATCCATCATACAACGCACCAGAACTCCATCCAAAGCAACCTGATCTACGGGATGACCGCAAGAACGGATGGCGGTGGTGGAGGTTGCGTAGAGCATATCTGCGAGAGAAACCTTGGTGCGAGAGGTGTGGATTGCTGGGAGAAGAAGTACATCACATAATCCCTCGTCATGTGGATCATAAGAAGATCTATGATTGGAACAACCTCATGACATTGTGTTCATTTTGTCACGCAAAGGAGCATGGATTTGGAGAATAAGATGCCATTGAGAGGTATCACTCCATATTCTTACAACCATGAGAATTGGAAAAGGAATGTGAAGTATTGGAACAAACATCCAGTACCTGATAGAACTGGTGATATAACAGAACAGATGATAGAATCATTAATAGAAAGTAGGAAAGATGAAGAAAGTAAAGATCATAAACTATCCAAGCACACTCGAAGCAGCACACGCACTTATTGATGTATTGGTTGATGAACTGAATGACTACAAAGAGTTTGTGCTTGCTGATGCAGACGATTGCTGCATCCCTTATCAGATGATCAGAGGTTCAGATACACCAATTCAACCTCCTCCTGCTGGTGTGAACGGAGAAAGTTCCAATAATATTTGTGGGGGGGTAAATTTTAAAAATGCCACCCCCTTTGGTGT